CTGCCAAGAACAACCGAAATTTAATTCATACCCCAATTATCCACTAAATAGAACCATTTATGATAATGGAATTTTAAGAGGTAATAGTGGATTTGGTACAACATATACTACAAATACGTTGGGGAATACAACTTTTACAACAACGGGAACATCTCTTACTACATCAACGGCGTATTATAATAATATTACTCCAACTTCGGCAATAGCTACAAATAATAAAGTAGAAACAGGTTTAACTGAAAAAGGTGGAAGTTCTAATCAAACATTTACAAATTCAGATAGAGAATTTTATTCATACTCATTTCATAATGTAGCATGGAGAATTTTACCAACATCACAAAAACAATATCGTAAAGAAGAACTTTCAGTTGCGTATTGTGGAGAATGTGGTGCAAAAAGAAAAAAAGATACACATAAGTTCTGCCCACATTGTGGAACTAAATTCTAAACAAATATAATCACAAGGTATTCACTAAGGAGAGCAGAAATGTTCTCCTTTTTTATTGAAAAAAAAATTAAAAATATTTTACAAAATATTTGGAAAAGTGGAATATTCTTCGTATGTTAGCTTTGTAATAAGAGTTAAACATAAAACAAATAAAAATATGAACGATTTACAATTAAAATCTTTGATTACTGGCTTGACTTTAGTTGAGTATGTTGATTTCGTAGAGAGTAGAGCTCTTCATTTGGGTGTTGATGCTGAGGAATTGAATATTGAGTTTTGGGAGAAGAATTTGATTAGTATGGTTAAGTTTGACCTTGCAAAAGCCGAGTTACATCGTAGAGATTTTATGTTTGCCCATTATGGTGAGTATTAATAATTGTTAAACTTTAAAATATAAAGATATGAGAATAGATATTGCAACCTTAAAAAAGATTGAGAGTGAGTTTGGTAATTTTGATATTTCACAAGTGTGGGGTGGTTCAAATGATGTGTATTTGAGATTTGGTTATTGGGGTAGAGTTGATGTTGAAAAACTCCAAGAGATTGTTGGAAATGGTGTAAAAGTTGTTGAAGATGACGATTACGATGATGATTGTGGATATCAGTTTATGTATCGTTTAAAGTAGTAGAAATCTCTACTACTTTTTTTTATATCATTTTAAAATAAAAATATATTTATTAGGGTGAGAATATAACCAATCTCCTTATGCCTTAAATGGATACTAAATTGAATGAATGTATTATTGTTAGAAAGAAAATGGGTGATACTGTCGTTATGGCTAAGAACCGCGATAGAATGTATAAACCTGAATTAGAAATAGTACATGAATTGATTAATGGTGTTGAGGTAGTTTATCTACATGATATAACTACGGATTGGAGTGAAGGTATAAATGAATATGGTATTGGAGTTCTTAACACTGCATTGATGGTTGGATATGATGAGAAAGAAAAGCAGTTGGTTAAGAAGACAGGTAAGAAATCAAAAGATGGTATTAAGATTAGAGAAGCATTAGGACAAAAATCCTTAAAGAATACTATAACAATAGCAGCTAAATTTATGGGTGGTATTAAAGGCCATACTTTCATATCTACTCCAGATAAGGTAGTATCAATCGAAACTACATCAAAACACAATCCACGTTTTACAATACATCAATCAGATGCACATGTGGTTAGAACTAATCATGGACACGACCATTGGGATGCGGGATATACCGAAGGACCTGATTATCTTTCATCGAAGGTAAGAAAAGCATCAGCAGAAAAACTGACAGGAAAAGCAGAAGACCCTGCAAGTGTATTAGATGCTTTAAGAAAAGATTTGTTCAGTCAAAAATCAAATCTTAATATGGCACGTAAAACTGATAAAATGAATACATCATCACAAGTTTTGTTAAATCTAAGTGACCTTATTTTTGAATTAAACTATTTTGATGACAAGGTGGAGAAATTTCACGGAATAAAAACAAATTTACCAAAAGGTTATGAAGCAAAAATCAAAATAGAAATCAAAAAAATGTAAGGGGTTACTATGACACGAAGAGAACAAAAAGAAAAAAATCGTAAGAAAATTGCTAAGAAGACCGTAAAAGAACAACAAAAACGTGGCAATTATAAAAAACACACTTAATTGAAAAACCTCACTAAAAATGAGGTTTTTTTATTTGATATATTTATAGATTGAATCAATTTAATAAATATGAGCACAGAATTTGAAATATTCCCTGGCAAAAGTTTAAGTGGATTATTTAAAGATATTTACGATAATCAACAAAATAAGAAGGCAAGAATCTCTGAATTGATTGCCGAAATGAGAAAATTAATTCGTCATGCAGGTGATATGGCAGTAATTGGCCCTATCTTAAAAGATTTGGTAGATGTATCAGTTCGTAACGATGATGCACTAATCAAACTTGCAACAATCGCACAACGTATCGTTACTGCAAATACTAAAACCGAAGGTGAGACTGGATTCTTAACCGATGCTGAAAAAGAACAATTATTGAAAGAAATTGAAATAACTGTCAATGATGTCAAAGATGAACAAGATGCAAAGGTAGATGAATTGACAAACGAAGTTGAAGAACTAAAACAAAAGATTGGTAAATAATGAGTCAAAGAACCCAAATATCAAACGCAACTTACGCTACTAATCCAAACACAGGTGGTGCATCTGGTGTAATGACTGGTATTGTTTTGGATGTCATTTTAGATGATACACATAAAAGGGTTGAAACATATGATTTTAGTGAAGTAGAAACCAAAGATACAAGTATTATTGGATGTGCGGTTGTAAGAAAATTAAGTGACCCATCCGCATCTACTACGGGTGTAAAAGCATATAAACCATTTAATTCAGATGAGGGTATTCCTTTAATTGGTGAAACGGTCGAATTGATTTCGTTAGGTGGAAAACTACACTTCAAAAGAATAACATCAACAAATATAAATGCAGGAAATGCAATTGAAGATGTTGATATTAAAAATTTTCAACCTACACAAAAACCCGGACAACCTGCAACTGAATATTCTACAATATCTGCAACAGGTACTCCAAGTGGTGGTAGTGGTGGAGAAGATAGAAAAACAAAATTAGGTGAATATTTTGAAACAAAACAAATAAATCCTCTAAAATTATATGAGGGTGATAGAATTATACAATCACGTTTTGGACAAAGTATTCGTTTTAGTGGATACAATAATCAAGATAAAAAATACGCACCTACTATTATTCTTCGTAATAGACAAAATGATGAATCTTTAAGTAAATTAAAAAAAGGTGCATTGACAGAAGAGGATGTAAACAAAGATGGAACTACCATTGCAATTACCTCTGGTGTATATAAGTTGGATTATCAATCACCATTAGAAACCAAACCAACTAAATTTACAAATTATCCATCAGAACTAAAAGGATATGACCAAGTTCTTCTAAATACCGAAAGAATTATACTTTCTGCAAGAACTCAAGAAATGATTTTCTTTTCAAAAGGAAATTGGGGTTTCATATCAGATGGTAAGATGTCAATCGATAATGGTAAGGCGGGTGCTGATTTGGATTTTCACGGCGATGTTAGAATTACTACAAATGATAATAGTACTTACATTTTAGGTGGTAAAGGAAACATTTTCTTAAATACCGAAAGTGATAAAGAACCTTTGGTAAGAGGTGAAACTTTAAAAGGATTATTAGAAGAATTGATTGATGCAATAAACAATCAAGTCTATAAAACTCCAGCAGGACCAACTGCAGTAGGACCAGAGAACAAAAGTACATTCAACGATATTAAAGGTAGGTTAAATAAATTCCTATCAACTTTAAATTATACTGAATAAAATGTCATTAGAAATATTCAAACAAAATATGTTGAGTTATATGCAAAACCAAAAGGGAATTAGTTCCTATGGTGATTTTGCAAAAAAACTTACTATGGAGTATGATATGGCAGTTAAAAGAGGGTTTGATACAACCAATAGTATTCCGATTGCAAAAGGTAATACTGAATTGATGGAAGCAACCCTAAACGGAATTTTAAATACTGCATTACAACAATCATCAGGTGAACACCCAATCATAACAAATATGGGTCCTGCGTTTATTGCGTATTGGACTGGTGCTACTATGAGTTCAGTTCCACCACCAATCATTCCATCTCCTGGTTCAGTTATGAATATTGCAACTGTCAGTAGTGTAATTACCGACCCTGGCATTTGGCAACCAACTGATATACAATCTTTAACTCCATCTGAAACTATTGCATCGGAAGGAGATGGTGAACCAACAACGGAAGAATTACTTGCTACGATACCTGATGATAATAATACATTAGAAGGTGCACAAGAAATAATGGATGAGACTGGGGTTGAAGTTTTAACTGATGAAGGTGAAAGTGGTGGTGCACAAATAGAATCAATACAAGAATCATATGGTGAAGATAATTCTCCATATGATGAAAATCCATCTGCAGAAGAAGTTGCAATTACAACATCATCTACTAACGCCAAACCAATATCATGTGGAGGAACGTTAGATTACAATACACAATTATCACCTAATTTTAAATTAAAACATCTATCCATTGCAACAACATTCCCACATAAGATTAAATCACAAGTTGGATTAAGTACAGAAGATATTGTTTGTAATTTAAAAAATGTTGCTGTAAATATATTAGAACCAATAAAAGCAAAATATCCAAATATGAAAATAAATTCTGCTTTTAGAGGTGCACCATCAATTCCGGGTGGAGTATCACAACATCAAAAAGGTGAGGCAGTTGATTTACAATTTGTAGGAGTATCTCCACGAGATTATTTACCAATTGCAAAATGGATTGCAGGAACACTTCCGTTTGACCAAATGATTTTTGAACATGGTAATTCGATTTGGTTACATGTTAGTTGTAAAAGAGGTGGTTCACAAAGAAAACAATTATTGACAATGTTAAAAGGTAAATATTCACCTGGTATAAAGTGTTATTATTAATATATGGCAAAACCAACGGATAATAGTGAAGTATTTTTAGACCAATTGATTGCATCAATTCAATCTCACTTGCCCACCATTAAAGGAACATATATTACAACATCATTATACCCACCAGTAATGACACCTGGTCCTGGTGCAGTTCCCTTTGTTGGTTATACAATTCCGCCTGCAGGAAGAGGTGTGAGTGGTGGTAGCAACGATGTTTTATCTTCACAACCAGAAGAAATGAGTGATGAAGAAAAAATGATTGAAGAAGCTATAACTTTATCACCGGAACAAGAAGCAATGGCTGAATCTGCAACTGAAGCCGGTTACGATATAAACGATTCTACATCTGCCGGATTAAGTGGAGAATCATCTGATTATCCTGCAGAATCACTTGATGAAAGTGGTGGTGAATCTGATAATCAATCGGATTCTGAAACTGCAAATCAAACACCATCCGAAAAGATTGAAGAATGTGGTAATGTAAGAATTAAAGAACCACCACAAGTTGTAATTGATGCTATGAGAAAATGGGGAATTAAAACTCCATTACAAAAAGCACATTTTCTTGCACAATGTGCACATGAAAGTGGTAATTTTATTTATACAAAAGAAATATGGGGCCCAACTCCTACCCAACAACGATATGAAGGTAGAAAAGATTTAGGTAATACACAACCCGGTGATGGTTTCCGTTTTGCTGGTAGAGGATATATTCAAGTTACAGGTAGAGCAAATTATTCACAATTCAGAAAAGGTGTATCGGATGATGTTGTTGCTAATTCTACATTAGTTGAAAAGAAATATGTTGCAGAAACTGCGTGTTGGTTTTGGAGAACTCGTAAATTAAACGAAGCAGCAGTAGATGATACAATCGGAACACTAAAATATATTACCAAACGTATAAATGGTGGATATAACGGATTGGATGATAGAAAGAAGAAATTTTGTGCATATTGGAAAAAACTAAAAGAAAACCCCAATTTATACTCATAAGAATTCAAAATCCAACGAAGATATATTTATATGAAGTAAACAAATATTTTCAAAATGGATTCTAAAAAATTAGCACAACTAATTAAATTAGTAGTAGAACAAGAAATTAAAAAACAACTTCCTAAAATGATTAAAGAGGAGGTTAGTAAGTTATTAAATGAAACTGCAAAACCAACTCCTAAGAAAAAGGATATTTTGGAAGATGTAGACCCATTTGAACTTGCAAATCAATTGTTAGATAAGGAAAGAGTGCAAACTCCTAAGATTCAACAAGAATCAGTTCAGCCTAAAAGACAATTTTCAAAAAATCAAACAATAAACGATATTTTAAATCAAACTAAACCATTTACTTCTGCACAACGCACAGAAGGGCCAGTAGGTGGTGGTGCATCGATATTGGATAATTTCCAACAACCGATGAATGAAGGTTATTCAAATTCACACATTCCAAACTATATGGATGCAGAACCCGATATAGATGAAACTATGTCATTTGGTGGTGGAGCATTAGGTGGAGTGGAATCTATGAGAGCACAAATGGCTGCTAAGATGGGATATGGTGATATGAATGTTGGTGGTGGTAATAGAGGTGGATTGGGTGTTCAGACAGGTTTAGCAGGATTAGATAGAATTTTAAATAGAGATAATTCAGAATTAGTTAAGAGGTTTAAAAAATAATGGCATACGTTTTAGGAAATAAAATCGTTAAAGATACAAAAGAATTCGATACATATGCGTATGGAATTACTCTACCTTTGAAAAGAGGTGGAAATGGTTATTTTGAACAGGCTTTTACTTCCTTCGAACAAGCTAAATCAAACTTAAAAAATTTACTCTTAACTAAAAGAGGTGAAAGAATAATGCAACCCGAATTTGGAACTGGATTAGAAGCATTATTATTTGAACCTATGGATGATGGATTTGAAACTAAATTAACGGATGTTATTACACAGACCGTAAATTACTGGTTACCTTACATAAACATTGAAGAAATCGATATAGAAATGACAGATGAAATGAAAGATAGACATATAGCACATATGAAAATACAATTCACTGTCGGTAATCAAATTGAATTACAAGAAATAACATTCACAGTCAGGGGATAATAACAAATGGCATTAAATAGTATAACAAAGAAAAGTAATCAAGGTAGAGATATAAAGTATCTTAATAAAGATTTTGCTGGATTCAGACAAAACTTAATTGAGTATGCAAAAACTTATTTCCCAAAAACATATTCAGATTTTAACGAATCATCACCTGGTATGATGTTTATCGAAATGGCATCGTATATTGGTGATGTTATGGGATATTATATCGATGATACTTTAAAAGAATCTTTAATGTTATATGCAGAGGATAAAGAAAATGTTCTTGCTCTTGCACAATATTTAGGATATAAACCAAAAGTTACATCACCTGCATTAGTTAGTTTGACAGTTTATCAATTAGTTCCTGCAGTTGGAACTGGTGTGAATAATAGACCCGATTCAAAATATTATTTAAGAATCAAAGAAGGAATGGTGGTTCAAGCAAACTCAACGGGTACATTATTTAGAACTACCGAATTATTAGATTTTAATGTTAGTGATGATAGAGAAATAACAATATATTCCAAAAGTGGTGACGAACCGAATTTTTATTTAGTTAAAAAACACGTAAATGCAATTTCTGCAGAATTAAGAACAATAGAAAAAACGTTTGGTTCACCGGAAGAATTTTCAAAGATTGATATTACCGATGATAATGTAATCGAAATATACGATGTAAGAGATAGTAATGGTAATAAATGGTATGAAGTTCCTTATCTTGCACAAGAGACAGTTTTTGTAGATTATCCTAATAACGAATATAACGATAAAGATTTAGTTCAATTCAAAGATTCAGTTTCAAATATATTAAAGGTGTTAAAAACATCTCGTAGATTTGTTACTAAAGTAAATGCAGATAATACAACTACAATTGTATTTGGTGGTGGTAATTCTACACAATCAGATGAAACACTTATACCTAACTTTAAAAATGTAGGATTGGGATTAAATTCATCGATTGATAAATTAGGTGCATCATTTGACCCTGCGAATTTCTTAAAAACAAAAAGTTATGGCCAGGCACCATCATCTACAACTATGACGGTTTCGTATTTAGTTGGTGGTGGAATATCTGCAAATACCCCAATTGGTGATTTAACAAGAATTGAAAATATTTCATTTGATGAAGATACAAATGTGTTCACCGAAAATGAATTAGGAGTTTATCGTGTAACCAAAGGTTCAATAGCAGTAGAAAACGAAGTAACCGCAGTAGGTGGTAGAGGAGCAGAAACTATTGAAGAAATTAGAGAAAATGCGTTGGCAAACTTCTCTTCACAAAATCGTGCAGTAACTCGTAAAGATTACCAAGTAAGAGCATTATCGTTACCAGCAAAATATGGTGGAATTGCTAAAGCATATTGTGCACCTGATGGAGAGTTAGATAATAATTCACCATCTTCTATTCTTGCTAATCCAGATACACTTTCTGAATTTACACAATTAGTTCAATCTTTACAAGGTAAATCAGAAATGGAAATTAAGGATAATGTAAGTAAGTTCTTAGTTGGTAAGAAGAATAATTTAAATGAAAAGAATAATCCTTTCGCAATAAACTTATATGTGTTGGGTTATAATCAAAATAAAAACTTACAACAAATTGGAACTAATCAAGCGTTAAAACAAAATCTAAAAACATATCTAAACGAATATAGAATGTTGACCGATGGTGTAAATCTATTGGATGGATTTATTATCAATATCGGTGTAGATTTTGAAATTATGGTTTATGGTGGATATAATAAAAGAGAAGTATTGGTAAGATGTATCGATGAAATTACAAATTACTTTAATATAGATAATTGGACATTTAATATGGCAATCAACCTAAGTGAATTGGAGTTATTGATTGCAGGTATTGAGGGAGTTCAATCCGTTCCGAAATGTGAAATAGTAAATAAATGTTTAGGACAATATTCGCAATATTCATACAACATCGCTGAAGCAACTAAGGGTAAAATGGTGTATCCATCATTAGACCCATCAGTATTTGAATTGAAGTATCCAGCGAAAGATATAAAAGGAAGGGTAGTTTAATGTATCAATTTATAACAGCATCAAAAGATGCAACAATTTATTTACAACAACCTAAACAAAATACAGGGTTGGATGAGATATTAGAGATTTCCAAAGTTTACTATGGAAACTTAAAAGATACTGCCCGAACTTTAATTAAGTTTGATACATCCGCTTTATCTGCATCATTAGTATCAGGTGAAGTAACTATGAGTTCTTGTGATTTAGTTCTTAAAGAATGTGAATCAAATGAAATACCAATAGATTATACAATTTACGCATATGCAGTTTCTCAAAGTTGGGATATGGGTATTGGAACTCGTTTTGATGATATATCAATCGATGGTGTTACATGGAATTATAGAAGTGTAGGAAATGATTGGTTAGAAAATTCAGGTAGTTTAAATCCACAAACAACTGGTTCATTGACTGGTAAAGGTGGAGTTTGGTTTACAGGTTCATACGCATCACAATCTTTCAGTTATGAAAGTTCTGACATTGATATGGATGTATTGCCATTAGTTTCTGCTTGGTTAAGCGGTAGTTTTCCAAATGAAGGTATGATATTAAAACATTTGACTTCATTAGAAAATGATACGTTAGATTATGGACAATTAAAATTCTTTTCAAAGGAAACAAATACAATATATCAACCAAAATTAAGAATTGGTTGGGATGATTCAACATTTACAACTGGTTCTTTAACTGAATTGACAAGTGATGATATTCACGTAACATTTAAGAAATTAAAGGCTAGATATAAAGTAAATAGTAAACCAGAGATTAGAGTGTTTGCAAGAGAAAAATATCCACTTAAAACATATACAAATCTTTATTCATATAACGATGTAAAATATTTACCTGCAACAACTTACTATCAAATTAAAGATGTAGTTACTGATGAGGTAATAGTTCCGTTTGGTGATTATACAAAAGTAAGTTGTGATTCAAATGGTAATTATTTTAAAGTAAACTTAACAAATTGGGAAACTAATAGAGAATATTATATTGAGATTAAGATAGATAGAGATGGTGCAATTGAATATTTCTCTGATAAAGATTTAACCTTTTTAGTGGAAAAATAATATGTCATTACAAAATGAATTTAGAGTATCGGAACTAATATCAAGTGGTTCTGCAGTTATTACCTCACAAAATAGTTTGGGTAATCATACTTTCTATGCTAAACCAATAAATGAAGATTTTGATGGTGAAACAAGTGGGTATGTTGAAAAACCAAAATATAACGAAGAGGAACTTAAAAAAGCAGTAGATGTTGCAGTTGATGAACTTATACCACAAACTCCAAAAGAACAACCAAAAGTAGTTCCTCAAAAAACTTATGATAGGTTAGAAGGATTATATAGTGGTAGTTTATCAAACGTAAGAAACTTAGATAAAGAACTAAGTGATGCAATTGCACAGATACAAACTCTTACTACTGAAAACGAAAATCTAATAACACAAATTGATGTTGAACGTTTATTAAGAGCATCAGCAGAAAATGAATTAGATATTACAAACCAAAAATATGTAACATTGGTTCAAGATTTTCAAAACGCGTTAAGTAAAGGTATTAGAGAAGGTATTGAAAGAGTTTCCTTAGAAGCACAACTTAGAGGTTTACAAGCTGAGAAACAAACTTTTACGGAATTACAAAAACAATTAGAAACTCAATTACAAACTGCATTGACAAGAACAATTGATTTACAAAATCAAGTAACAAATGCTCAACAATTATTAGCATCAGCACAAATCGAGGCTTCACAGGCTCAAGCAGCTGCAGCAGCAGCACAGGCAGCAAAAACACAGGCAGAAATGGCTAATACTAAAAAGAAAAAGATTATTTGTAATGAACTTTATAATCAAGGATATTTACCACAACGAATTTGGGATGCGGATGAAAGATATGGTAATATGATGTGGGAGAAAGACCCTCAATTAGTATTAGGATATATGATGTGGGCTAAGAATGTGGTTAAATTTATGAAAGAAAAACCTAAATATACCAAATGGATTTACAAAATGGTTAGACCATGGACAGAACATATGGCATATGAAATGGGTGAATTACCAAAAGATAATTTCATAGGAAAAATAATTCACAATGTTGGTAAACAATATTGTTATTATGTATATAATAAAACAATGAGTAAAAGAAACGTAGCATGGCAATAACTCAATTTAAAGAAGTAGTTGATAAAAAAGGCTATAAAGTTGATAGTAAAGATAGAGCAATTTTTGAACAAGAAGTTGCAAAATCATACTTTGGACTTGGAACAGCTGATACTATTGAATTTGTATTATATGATGCAAGTGATAATGTATTGCCACAAGGTGAAAGTGGAGATAAAGTTAGATACATTTATTTAGATGACGTAAACATTTCTAAGTATTTTATTTTTAGTGAAAATAAATCTAACAAAAAAACAAATGGTGCAAAAGAATATATTATTGATACTGAAAAATTGGTTAGAGATGCAGGTTATTCAAATGGTATATTCAAAACACAAACAACACTTTTAAATAGAAGAGCAGGTTCTGCTGGTATAGAAAAAGATAAATTGTGGATACATGAAATTTCACCATCTCGTACCGAAATTCGTATTTTACCATTAAAAGATAAAGATGGCAAGATAATTGAAGATTTGGATACTCGTGTAGATATTTTATTAAAAGAAGGTGAATTTAGAG